GTACGCCGTAGGTCAACCTATGGGTGCTTATTCTTCTTGGGCGATGTTAGCTATTACTCATCATTGTATTATCCAGTTCTGTGCGCGCCGAGCTGGCGTGACAGGCTGGTTTGACTTGTATGCTGTACTCGGGGATGACATTGTGATTGGTCATCATAAAGTTGCCCGAGAGTATCAGGTCTTTATGGAGCAGATTGGTGTTGGTATCAATCGTAGTAAGTCTATAACCGGGCGGGACTTGACATTCGAGTTTGCCAAACGCTTCTTCTGGAAGGGCGAGGATATAACACCTCTACCTTTATCAGGATTAGCGCCAGGTTGGCTCGCGTTGAGTTCCGTTCCGGAAATTATAGCTACTTTAACTGCGAGAGGTATTAAGACCTCTTTGTTTTCTGTAGGGACCTTTATTGGGTTAGGGTTCAAAGCGGCGTCTAGTTTGGAAGGTAAACTTCTGAACAAAATGTCGTCGAGAGCTCGAGCCTTATGGCTGATGCTATCTTTACCAGGCGGTGTCTATGGAGTAGAGGACCTTCCGACGTGGATGTGTCAAACCCGAAAGGGAGTGATACGTTCACTGAAGGAGGCTGATTTCTCTGCTTGGAGCCAAAGTCTGAAGTCTAGGTTGTCTCGATACGAACTGGATTTCCTTATCAAACGGGCAAAGAAAGCTCTAAAAGCTTACGAGCCTGTAGGAGAAGGGAAGTTTGGTTACGATGAGGCTATCATATGGTGGAGGAAAGAGGTTCGAGCAGTGATTTTAGATCCGATGCGAAATAAGATCGCTGACATACAGTTAGCGCTAGTTGAACTAGCCCATCTTAAGGTGATGGATTGGCAAGGACTGTTGTCGATCTATAAGCAGTTAGATGAATTGGAAGAGCTCTTTGCTCTGCTCCCTGGTCAGTTAAAGGCTAAGAGACGTCAAGTCTCAAATCCGATTCCTAGACGGGTAACAGAGTGGAAGAGAATTCAGAAGATTATATCTGATTAGCTCGGAGACGTTGATAGAAGTGTCAACATGCCGGGTGCCCTTAAGGTGATAGACCCAACCGAGAGGTTCCTATTTGGATGATAAACCATTTAGGTCCTAACGATGAGAACCGCGTCCCTGCCATTGGTAATACATTGGTATACACAAGTACAGGTGGGTATATGAGCCTTGCAGGCCCG